GACGGGTAATGCCACCAAACCTCTTGATAATCCACATTTACCCAAGCCGCTATCTTGGCGGTTTGGTTGTAATTAATGTTGCGGAAAATATAGTCGCTGACGGTTGAGTCTAGTTTCTTCACCGTACCGTCAAACAGATAGAAGGCGCCATCACCCATCCAAACGGCGCCATTATCCAAGCTGACAGAAGCCTGGGGACTGATAACCCCACAACCAAAGCCAATGCGCTCAAAGCCGTAGATAAACGGCGGTCCCTGATAAACCGCCAGATGGGCATCGGTGGTTGTCAGCAATAGGGTGCCATAACGGGTTTTTTCACCGCAAACCAAGTTACCAGAAGTCGCCAACTCATAATCGCCCGCTTGGTTTGTCGCTGCTGGCGTCCAAGTGGTGTTGTCTTCCTGATCTGACCATTGGACCTTGCGGCCATTACCATCAGCGCCCAAGGCAAACAGAAACCGCTCGCCGGTTACAATGATGGCGTTATTGTTAGTTGGCGCATTCGTGATAATCGCAGCCCGCGTAGAAGCACCTAAATCCCATTCGTAAATACTACCTTCGTCAGACCGGCACGCCACCAAATATTCGCCCCAGTTGTCCAAGACCCAGGTAGATGCGTCAAGAATACCAGCCGCACTCAACTGAGGACGCGGTGTGCCATAGGTGCTTGAACCATAGGTCCAAACACCATAGCCCACAGCGTTTTCGCTATCCGTGCGCCCCACGCTGATTTCATACTTGTAAGTCGCGCTGCCTTGATTGGTTTCGGTGGTGGATGCGTTGCTGGAAGCCGTCACCGTATAGGCATTGGCGTTAGTAACGGTCACAATGTAATCGCCAGATAGCGTAATCCCGCTCGACCCAATAGCCGTACCAGAACTGAAGTTAGCGGTGTCGCCGGTTGTTAGCCCGTGGCTGGTATCCGCCACAGTAACAGTAGGCGAGCCAGAAACTGTGCTGAAGGCGTTAGACAGAGAACCCGTTTCACGGATCGGCGTGATATTCTGCGGCGCCGTATTGGCCTTCAAAGCATACAGCTTCGCCGCACCGCCAGCCGCAATAACCGTATCGCCATCGTTCTCGCGCCAAGCATGAGAACCACGCATAACGCCAGTAACCTGAACGTTCACATAAGAACCGCCAGACGCATACTGACGCTTCCGCCACCCACCAACAGGCTGCAACGTGCCTTCAATCCACCGCACCAGATTGGAATCGTACCACCGCCCGGCGGCTTGATATTGCGTACCCTGGCGATAAATCCCCGGCGGGAGTTTAAGCGGAATATACGGCATTGCGCTTCACCGCTTCCATTTCAGAATGGATTGGACCGTCTTGGTTTCGTAAATCCGAATTGCGGTCCAGATTATTGTAAAAGCCGCCGCACTAGCAGGCAGAACCTGAGCCAATGTCCCGATCATCGTGGCCACTGAAATGGCGTCCACAACGTGTTTGGCGGTTTCGTTGTGATCTAGCGCCATGGTTCAGCCTTCTATCAATTTCTGCCCGCTAAAGGCCAGAAGCATTTGCCCGGTTTGTTCATTTGACCGGACCATTTCATTCCGAAAACTTTCCACCGCTGCGCCCGTCTGGCGCTGTTGCTGGCTGTTTTCGATCATCAAAATGGGAAGCCAAGCCATTGAACAAGCCCACTCATCCACTTCCTTGCCGGTATTTGGATTGGTCCCACGCACCTGAATGAACCAGGCGCAATCCAACTTCCGGCAGGGGTTAAAGCCATCTAGCGGGCAGTTATGTTTGGCTTCGATCTGCATCAGTCTTTAGTCGCCAAGATGACATCGACGTAAGAAACGGCGAGATTGATAGCGGTGCCGGTGAAGGTGTGGGTGTGGGAACTACCACCACCAGTACTGGAATTTGATACTGTTATCCCAGTGGTAGCATATTCACCGTTTGAATTATTCCCAGGGGCGCCCCCATACCCCGTACTACCGGCGCCTAAGTTACCACCATTTAGTGCGTGCCTATGACCTGGGTCTGTAACGGTTGCCGTATGAGTGTGACTCGGTATTTGTGCAGTAGTCAGTGTGGTATCGCCGACTGTCCCAGCAACAGCCTGAGAAACAAAAGCGGTGGTAAACGCCACACTACCACCAGAACTTGCAGAACCAGATACGACCCGAAGCGCCTTATCATTATGCGTGGTTGATTTCGTCCAGCCAGTAGGCGCCGCCGTCTGGGCGAATAACATCACCGTGCCGGACGGGAAAGCATCGACCTTTGCCGTGGCGGCAGGGAAAGTTAGGGTATTAGTTCCAGCGACAGATGGGACGGCGAATGTAATAGCCCCAGAAGTGGCCCCACTTATCTTAAACGTGCCGGTGACATTTTGAGTACCACCAACAGTTAGGGTCTTAGCCGCACCAACATTTAAGCCGACACTCGTGCCCCCACCCGCCGCCGCAAATACCGCGTCCACCAAATCCAGATCGGTGTTCAGCTTACCGCCCCAGCTATCGGCAGAAGCCCCAACTTCCGGCTTCGTCAGCCCCAGGTTGGTTGTGGTGGTATCAGCCATTTATTGCACCCTTGTCCATGTCTCAGCGCCATCCGGTATCGCTGTCCAAGTATTAGACACCGGGGCTGCTGGGGTCCAAACCTCTGAACCATCTGCAATCGGTGTCCATATTGTAGCGGAATCCGCCGATTGGGTCCATATTTCTGTGCCATCTGGAATGTTTGACCACTTAAGAATGGCCGATACTTCCATGGCGCCAGAGGCAGAAAAGGCCGCTGCCCCCGAAACAACCATCTGGCCGGAGACAGATAGGCTTCCAATGCCTTCTATCGTCACCGCGCCCAGGTAAACCACCGCCCCGGAAGCTGTTACATCTGCCACCCCATCTATGGCGACAGCGCCATTCTGGATACGCTGGGCCGTGACGGCTAGATCGCCAACCCCGTCTATGGCGACCTGGCCCGCCTGTATCCGCTGGGCCGCTACCGCCAGATCGGCCACACCATCAATCTGCGCCGCCCCTGCCGCTGTTATATTGGCCGAAACGGCTAAATCAGCCGTGGCGTCAATCGCAACCTGACCCTCAACAATCGCCCCAGAAAGCGCCGCGAATGGGGTCTGGGCGAAGGTTGAGAAGCCAAACATCTATCCTACTCCGCTGGCGCGATTATCAGTTCCCCGGCAGCAACCAGGGCCATAGTCTTCTCTCTTTGTCGCCTTGCTTTTGCTGCCTCTGACATTTTTTTGCGGCTTTCCTCAGACACAATCCTACCCACCGAACATAGACGGAATTTCTCTCTAACGTCTAGGTTTTCAAACCTTTTTTTGGCGGCAGCACTGATGGCGGCCCTATGCTCCGGGGTGTGTGGCTTGCCACGCTTTGCCGCCGCAGAAGCCATCACTAGCTTATAATTACATTTGCCTTTTTTTGCGGTGGATAACTTCGCTCGCCACTCAAGGGTTCTTTCAGCCCTGTGACCAGAGGTTCCTTCTCCGCCATCAGTCATATTGGCAAGGTCGCAATTCTCAAATCGCCAAAGAGCAATTCTCTTTTTTTCCAAATCAAAGGCTTCGGCTTCTGATAAACTGTGCGCGACAAGCCTGACCTCAACACACATACCAAGCCTGACTAGTTTTTCCTGAATAGCTTTGTGATGCTTGTTCCGCCGCTTCATGAGATTGGCTCTGTTGCCCCTGCCTTTGCCAACATAGAAGCATTCCCCCCGGTCGGGCCGCCAATGCTCATAGACGTAAAAATCACACTTCATTAGAGGCTGGAGCAATCACAATTTTGCCCTCCTCCTGAAGCCGAAACAAGTTCTGGTAATCCGTGTTGGCTGGGTCCAATGGCACAAAGCTAGTCACGCCGTTGATGTCAACGCGGATGTTTGAAGGACTACCATTTGAACCACCACAGTATTGAGCATTACTATACATTCTGATTACCCCTTAAAGTTCGGCTGCTGCTGTAAATTGAAATCCTCCACCCTCCTGAACGGCATCTGTAATCAATGCTTTGAATCCTGATGTACCAGCATCAAGTATTGATATTCCAGTTCGGTTGACGCTGTTTGTAAAATCTCTGTAACCGCCAGAAGCGCCAGTATCAGGATTGAATACTACTACTGTCGTGCTACTTCTTTTACCAACAGAAAATCTGGTGGTAAATTCTTCATTAAAACTTGACACAGGTTTAGTAAATGCAATCAAACCTTCAAACCTCAAAGAATCACTACTGCTCCCAGGCACAGTATTTATGTTATAACTTTTTTCATAATACCGCTGGCACAACGCCAACTCCTGCCCATACTGCCGCCGCTCAAATGGCGTTGCCGCAGAACCAGCCTCAAACTGCACGTTCCCAATATCCCATGTGCCGCTAGTCTGCGCGCCAACCGTGAATAAGGTTTCAATACCTGTGGTGGCAGCAGACGGAACGCTGATATTCACCGAATACCGAGTGAGCGTAGAGGTAACAGTGAATGTACCTGTCGCAATTTGTGTCTTACTTGGTGTCCCAATAGTACCAAAGGTGTCCGTAGTCGTGGCGTAATTGGCGGTCCATGTGACCGTTGTAAGCACGGAATTGGCTAGATCAACGGATAGCGTGCATGTCTGCCCAGCCAGATCATAACTGTTCACAGCCTCAATACGCTGGCCCACGCCAACCGCTGTGACCGCCGCTGCGCCGGTAATACGGAACAGATTGCGGTTAGAGCCAGAACCGGATACCTGGGCGGCAGTGACATTAGCGCCAGTGCTATAAACAAAAAACCGATCAACAGCCGGATATCCTGCGCTGGCTGTCGGAACACCTGTGCCAGCCGTTACCGTCGCGGAGGTTGCCCGCTGGGCAATGTACATATTCCCATTGATAATCCGGTTCCGCAGAAAGCTGCTGTTCGGCACCGGGGTTCCGGCAAACGTGGCATTGCCGCTGCTGTCCAGCACGATGTTATTGCTGGCGGAGGATGCGTGCTTGAGGTTGGTTGCGGCAAGCGTTGACATGGTTAGACCCCCAGGGCGACCTTGATTTCATCTGGCGTTGCAGCCGTATCAATCGCCGTCTGCATAGCAGAATACTTGGCCCGAATGGCAGCGCGAGCCGCTTCAGCAGCCACAGCATCAATGCCAGGGATTTGCTTCATGATAATCTCATCATGCGGTTTGAACTCATCCGCACGGGCCGCACGGCGCATATCATGCGCGATGGACTTGGCCTTGGTGATGTCAATGCGGATCATTGATCTTCCTCCACATAGGTCCAAGCGTTACGGAAGGTTCGGTCTGAAGGGATGTCAGTCACATCCACGATCTTGTATGGCTTACCCTCCGGCACATCCTTGGCGGCGATTTCTTCAATCGTCAGGCCGCAATCTGGAGCAGGAATAATGACGGCAACGCCGCCGTCGTCGGTGGGGTAGATGATGCGTTGGTTCATGGTTAGCTCCTGTCAGCGGAAAACGGCAACATTGACAATTGCTATATCTCTCGCAACACCGGAAGCGAGATTCAAAACTTCTACTTGAGTTGTTGATATAACCCGTGAATTGATTAAATCGCCGCCCCATGCACTAGGAAATTCAGCAACAGCAGGGCTAGCGACTGCACTAGCTTTTGCATCTGGTAGGGCATTAGTCAAATTGACTGTGTAACTCCCTGCTGAGTTGTCCGTAATACTGCTGACGTTGCCACTTGCCCTAATCGCCACCGTCCCCGTGCCATTAAAATTCACCCAAGCCCGGCACCCATACGCCGTGGCTACAGAACCATAACCTGAATTGAACGATAAAACACCAGAACTATCCCAAGATGGTGCGCCAGTAGAAAGCATCGCAGGCGTCACAACAGCAGAACTACCAGTAGTCACCACATTTCCAGTAGCGGCCGGAAACGTGGCCGTGTAATCTGTCGCCGTGCTGGGCGTGGTCAGGGTGACGCTGCCGCCACCTGTGGAGTTGAGTTTTACGGGCATCAGGCGACCACCCACGTTGAACCTGACGGAACGGTGACGGTGATCCCGCTATTTACGGTAATCGGCCCCGCCGTCATGGCGTTGTAATTGGTTGGGATTGTGTAATCGGCGGATACTGTGATTGGGTTCACGAAGAACGCTGCCGCTACCGCCTTGGTGGTTTCAATAGAGGAACCAGGGCTGGTTGTGCCAACCCCTAGACGGTTATTAGTATCATCCCAGAATAGATTGCTATTGTCCTGGCTATATACCCCAGACGCGCCAGCAAATACAACAGAGCCAGCAGTAAATGCGGTGGTTGTGCCGGTGCCGCCATTAGCCACAACCAAAGTGCCACCTAGAGAAATAGCGCCATAAGAAGCCGTTGATGGCGTCAGACCAGTAGAACCACCGTCAACCGAAGTAACCGTCCGTGAAGCTGGCAAAGTAATAAAGACATCCTTAGACCCAGCGCCAAAATCAACCGCGCTTCCGCCATTACTGGAAGAAAGGATCGTGGTGCGCGCAAGAGTGGATGGGCTGGTAAAGGTTGCAATACCAACCTCCCACCCAACCCCACTCTGGTCAGCAATGGTATAATACGTCGTGTCGCCTGTATCTAAAACGGAATCAAACGTGCGAAACCGATCAACCGCACCAGCCAGCGTGAAGTTCCCCGTGCCGGTGGTGGTGGACGTTTCTCTTACACGATCCGCAATAACAAACGCCATTTCACCAACCTCTATTCAAGCGTGATGTCGAGATCACCCGCCGGGATACGGAACACATCGCCGGAAGCGATGGTTTTAGAAGCCGTCAATTCGCCATAAGCCAGCATATTGCCGGAAGTCAGCGCATCAAAAACCGCCACATAGGTAATGGTTCCCCAAGACCCAGTTGCCGCATCAAACTCAACCGCGCTGCTATTAGTGCTGGCGTTCCCGCTGGTGGTCATCGTGACCGCCTTGCGGGCGTAGCCATTACCGGAGACTTCCGTGCCGCCACCGCCCTCGCCAGGCGCCGCCGTGAACAGACCAAGGTAGAGGCTCCCAGACGGCGAAGAAAACGCCGTGCCGGAAAACACATAAGCCATGATCTTGTTTTCAAGATAATTGGTGAAGGCGTTGGTGGTCATTAGCCGAAACTCCTAGCCCGCATCCGAAGGGCGCTGGTTGCCATCCGGCTCCGCTCATCGGAAACCTTCAGATCGTTAAGGCACCGCTCATAAAGCGTTCCCCAGGTAGAAA